TAGGCTCTGGTGTAGGCTTCTTCTTTACGTCTTTAGGATCAAAGTGTACGTCAGCTACAACGCCCTCTGGAAGCACTGTAGGCTCTACACTGAGAGGGAAGGTATTGTTAGAGAAAAGAACCTCAATGATTTGTCCGTAAGCTGCTAGAACCTTAGTCTTAGTAACTTTAATGAAGACCCGACTCTTTTCTGCTTGAGTAAACTGTACTTCTGGACCGTAAATACCACGATAGTTTCTGTATGCCTTCAACCAACGCTCTTCGTCAATGCGCCTAGCATCTTCTGCATCTTTAAACTTGCGATTGACAATATTGATAACAGGAGCAGCTACTGAATCCTCAAGCTGTTCAGATTCTGTGTCATCTAAACTTAGCTGTCTGTCTGTAGTAAAGTCATCTGCTTGGTTTTGTTCCATTGTTAGTATCCAAAAGTTTTACATGCTGTAGGCATACCACGAGACTTCGCATTAGCGGGGTCATAATCCCAAATAGAAAAGCGAGGTCTACTCATTACCCCATACCGTAGTGCGTCATACAAGTGATCTTCAGCTTTTGTATTGATATCTTCAGGGTTAGCTTTATCTAACGGTAAGATAGGTAGCTGAGATATGAGATTAGTACAGTTGTCCATGATTACTAACCGTGGTTCACCTGTAAAATCATCCATCTGTAGTCTTCTATGGATCTCATTCTTACCTGCTACCCTTGAACCTGCACTACGATCTGCTGGCCTCCACCTACAACCCTCACCAATCATTTGCTCAGCCAATGAAGGACCAGTATCACCCCTACGATGCCAACAGGAAGAATCAAGAACACCATAACGGATCTGTCCATCTGCTTGTTCACGTTCTAATACCATGTTGGCTAGATCTTTAGCGAGTACTTTACTTACATAGAGTTCACGATATACGATTAATTGTTCAGATGGAGATACTGCAAACCACAATACAGCAGAGTATGACCCGTATCCATAGTCACAAGCCCTAAATCTAACCCAGTTACTAGGTATTTTCTCTTGCTTAATGACATGTATACGCCTATTAAACTCTGGAAATGCAGCACCTTCAGCTACATCCCAGTTACCTTCCAGCAATTGCTTACGTTGGTGTTCAGGAAGTGACAAAAGCATGGTTTCATAGTCACCACCTTCAGCAAGATAGGGGTTATCTGAGAGCATGGCAGGTATAAACCTGCGCTTAAACAGGGGTTGACCCTCTTTACTGTGACCTTTTGGGTACGAAAGCGTGTCACCTGTGTCTATGTCGGTAGCCCAGAATGCCCTACCAGCAGGACTAGGGTCAATAAACATCTTTTTAACCCATGCATGACCCGGACCACCTGGGTTTGTAGTAGCTCTCATGTAGGTAGGTAGGTCTGGTGCGGTACTCCGCAAGCGAGAACGCATGTAATTCCATGCAAATGGAGTTGACCACTGCGTCAATTCATCAAAACCTACCCAACTAAACGAGAGTCCCTGATACCTCAGTACATCCTCATCACGATCCAAGTAAGAAAACCATAGTCTTGCTCCACTTGGTGCCTGCCACTGCATCTTTCTCTCGGACCATTTGATCCCAGGATAGATTCTTGGGTACAATTCCTGACTTTTCCAAATCAGTTCCCGTAATTCTTCTGTCGTATGTCGTAATAATAAGCCACTAAACTGTGGATGTCCCATATATCGCATGGGATCTGCCAACATTGCATACGATTTACCTCCACCTGCAGCCCCACCATACAGTACTTCACGTTCACTTGCAGCTAAAAAGAAAGACTGTGGGCCTAGGTTAGGCTTAAATACTACATTATTATCCTGCTGTACTTTCTGTATGAGTACTTCTTGTCTCTGTATCTCTTCCATCTCGGTATTCTGGATCGAGATGTCTGGCACTTTCAACGATCTTTTTGGCTTGGTTGTAGATTTTTGTACCTTTTTTGTCTTCGTACTTTTCCGCAAGCTCAAGGGCTTCTTTGTACCTTCTGGCCCAAGACCTAAGTAAGCTAATTTTGGCTCTTCTTTGTCGCTCATTCTTTACACGATGCAATAAACCGACATGACTTATATACCTTCCAGTGACTTTTGTTAGCCATGCAGCTACATTACGAGATGGATATTGCTTTAAATACTTCTTAGCTTTCTCTAATGCTTCTAATTCATGGGGTATGGGTATTAATAATAGCTTAGATTCTTCAGAAAACTTGTAACCAAACGGTGGTTTAACGAGCATTACTGTTACGGGTATGGGTACATATTCCCCTGTTTCTGCTGCATCTTTAGGCTGAGGTAATAACCACTTACCTGCAGCCTTTCTTAATGGCAATACACTGTCTGGCATAGTTACTCATTATCTTGAGAAGTATCTTTAGGGGGCAGAATCATTAAGCCATTGTTTGTTTCAATCTGCATCTTCTCTGTCTTAGCTAAACCTACACGATCTAACAAGTCTTTAGCTGCACTTAATTTATCTCTAATGCCTAGCTCTGTGGGATCTACCATACCATCTACAAGTGACATAGCTGCACGTGGTGCATTACGTGCCATAAAGATCTGCGTAGCTTCTAGTATTTCTTCTTTAAGATTCTTAATGATATCACGAGTATAGTACGTGGGTGAATATCCTGCTAGTACTTTAGCACGATTAACGTCACCTCCTGCCTCATCAAATAAGACATCAAGAAACTTTTGTTGTTGTTCAGTTAATTGTCTTGCCATAATTAATCCCTGTAAGGTCGAACCTTCTTAGCAATAGCCTTTGGTTGGCTTACAAATTGTTTACCTTGCTTTGTTCCTTCTCGTTTAGCTTTAGTTGTAGCTGCATATTCTGCAGGTGATAAAGCTTCTCTAGCTTTCTTTGGTAAGTATCTTTCACCTGTAGCTTCTGGTCCTTGTGTAGAAGGTTTACCTGACTTAGTTCCCCAATCTTCTTTAGTCCACTTACTAAGACTCTTCTGGGCTTTAGTCTTTTCACCTGTGTACCCACCACCTTTATCTTTGTAGATCTTACCTGCTAACTGTGCTTTTCTGGCAGACCATTGACCTGCGTCCCCTCCTTTAGCACTGGCTTTTACTTGTGCTACTACTTTATTCCAAAGTTTTTCGTTAGTACGTGCCATTAGAATTGTACAGGTGAAAAGTATTCCTCGACAAAAACGCTGATTGATATAGAACTAGCTGCACTAGCTAATCCTCTCAGCTTATCCCCTGCTTGAAGGTATATAGCATTTTCAACTTGTAGCAAACTGTTTCCAGTTAATTCTACAGCTTTAGCTAATGTATGCCATGTTGATGTAGCGTCTTCATACCAATCAAGAGAAAAAGTCCTTGATGCAGCTACCATGTTATTAATCCACATGCTTGTTATTTTTACTTTGTACCCATTAGGTACAGTATAAATATCTGCATTGGACGTACCTAATATAGCAGGTATGGTTCTATTTTTAGGAGCTACTTTTTGCATTATGTTAAATCATAAAAAGATAAAGAACCAAATGCATCCCCAGTTGTAGCCCCAGATACAGTACGTATAGCTAGTGTATATACATCACTAACTCCAGCAATAGATACACCCAATTGTAAATCAAAGTTGTATCCATCTGCAGATGCAAGAACGGCTCTGCCCTGAGAAGATGAGGTTATATAATCTTGCTTAACGATAGTACCACCAGAGACTGCCGTAGCAGATACATCATAATCAACATGGGCAAAGCCAGTAGTATTGTATGATGCACTAGTTAACGTAGCATTTTTTAATAATACAACTTCGTAGTTCTGGTTTGTTACAGGCAGTACCTTTATATCATTTAAAATAACTACAGACCCTAAAGAGTCACTAGCTAATCTTATAGATAGTAAAGGAAGAAATGTAGTACCTATTGTGCTAAGTTGTGTAGTCCTTCGTATAACACTATCTGCTGCAACTTGCTCATAGCCACCTTCAGAAAGCACAGAAGAGCATATCTGCTTCATACTTGACGAAGATGCAGTACTATCTGTGTTTGTTATTTCATATCGAACAGGGAGCACTGCAGTTGTCATATATACAGCATTGTATAGATTTGCATTATGGAAAGTATGAGCAATAATAAACTCACCATTAACTACAAACCCACAACGGATACTCCCTACCCCTAACCACTCAAAGTCCATAAACAGTATCTGAGACTTTGTGAGATCTAGAGTAATCCCACTCTTTCCTGTACCGTCTAATTTATCACCATTCCAATCAGCTTGATTAACTGCTCTTGATTCATCTACTGAACCACCTGTATAGCTCCTTAATACAAATGATACAGTAGAATTACTTTGCTGAAGAAATACACCATTCTGTGTACTAAAATAACCAACTCTCTGTCTTAGATTAGTTTTAGCTGCATTCATTACAAATGTAGCTAATACAAGTAAGCTTTTTCCTGGTTGATAAGGGAATACTTTAAAAGACTGTCTAACTACTTCAGATCCACTTGATGTAGTTACATCCATACGTACTGTGGATTCATTAGGAAGATGAGTTACACTACCACCTGTACTTGTAGAGGTATCAAAGTGTGGATCACTTTCATACCTATTTGTACTATCAAATAAAGTTAATGGTGTACTAGTTCTCAGTCTTCCAAATGAGTCTAAAGCTGTACCGTAAAAGTTTACGTTACCGTTACCTTCTGCAATAACAACCTTTTCAGGATACGAAGTAATCACGTATTATTTCTTTTTAGCTTTACGAGCTTCACTAAGAGCAATGGCAATGGCTTGTTTAGGATTCTTTACTACTTTACCGCCTTTACCTGAATGCAGGGTTCCTTCTTTAAATTCACCCATGACCTTCTTTACTTTCTTTTGCTCTTTAGTGATTTTCATATAGTGCTCACTTAGCTTTCTTTACTTTAGGTGCTTTAGGCATAGCAATAGCTACCATGATGGATGGGGCTTTAAGTTTCCCCATACCACCCTTGGCATACTTTCCTTTGAGACACTTACCTGCCTTGTTACATTTGGCAGGTGTAGGGCAGTTAGGACAGGCTTTCATATTACTTCTTAGCTTTCTGTGCTGGCTTTACGGAAGCACCACAATTAGCCATACCACCTTTGTTGAGCATCTTGGGTTTAGCTGCAGATGCATAACCACCACCCATCATCTTCTTGGCTGGCTTCTTGACCATACCACCTTTCTTATACTCTAGGCTTTGTTGTAGCTCTTTCTTTTCTTTCTCTGTAAGTCCACGCTCTTTCATGATACGTGACATACCTTCTGGCTTCTCTGAACCACCCTCACGAATACGCTGATTCATAAGCTGATCTAAGCGTCTTTCTTCACGTGCAGTAAGTTCACTGGACTTCTCTTTCTTTTTAAGTGCAGCTAACTCTTCTGCAAGGTTAGGATCAATGTCCATTGACTCACGGGCCATACGACGTTCACCTGCCCTCATTGCTCTTGCTATTCTATTAACAACTGCCATTTAAGTTCTCCTAGGGAATGAAATTAATACTACTACTTCTTATACTGCTATTTACCAAACTTAAGTTTCTGAGATTTAGGGGGTTCCTTCTTAGATCCACTTGGACCTGCCCACAATCGTTTATCTGCCCAGTATGCAGCGGATAATTTACCTTTAGCTATGTTCTTACCATGCCTAGCTTTAAAGTTCTTACGAGCTTCTTCACTATAATTGTGACCCATTGACGAATCACCGTAATGGATCAACTTAACTGTGTCACCCTCTTTAGCTACAACCATCTCTTTCTTTCCTGGCTTATTAGACTTCTTAGGTTGGTTGTACCCAGTGAAACCTAGCTTC